ATCAAACCAACATTATAAAAGATTTGACGATAGCTAAATTCATGGTCATGGAACTTTACCCAGCCGCCTTGTTTGAAAATGAAAGCAAGATGAATGCCATTTTAGATATTAGTATTCAAACGGGGCTAAGTGAAAAAACCGTGTATAACATGATTCAACACCCTGAGTCCTTTGGCTATGGAATCAGCAAAAAAAGGAATAAGAAAAATAATAATAAATAAATTTACTGCATGACTTACGCTGATTATCCAGACACGGCAAAAAATAACGCAAGGAAAGCGTTAAACCATAAGAAGGACAACGGCTCTTCATGTGGAACTCGCGTTGGCTGGTTAAGAGCAAACCAAATCGCAAACGGCGAAGGCTTGTCGGAGGATACCGTCCAAAGAACTTACAGTTTTCTTTCCCGTGCGCAAACGTATGACCAAGGAAAATACTTTGACGAAGATGGAAATGAAATATGTGGTTCAATAATGTACGACGCATGGGGCGGAAGTGCGATGAGGGATTGGGCTGAAGCAAAGTTTAAAAAGATTGAAAAGGAAAAGGAAAGCAAAGCGATGGCAAAATTTAATATTGATATTTTAGGGGAAATTTCTGAATCTGTTAATTCGTACAATGCAGTACAAAGGGAAATTAACAACGCAAAGGGTAAGGAAATTAACTTGGTTATTTCATCTGGTGGTGGCTCAGTTACCGAAGGAATGGCGATAGCTGATTTAATTGCTAATTACCCTGAGGAAACAACGGCAACAGGAATCGGACTCGTAGCGAGTATTGCAACGGTTGTACTGTTGTCTGCGGATAATGTTAAAATGACTGAGAACGCCTTCATGATGATTCACCGACCTTGGAGTTACACGATGGGTAACGCCGACGAACTTGAGGCAACGGCAGAATTATTAGACAAGATGGAAGCAAAGTTATTGGACATTTATACCGCATCAGTTTATAAGCGCAAAGGGAGACAGAAAGACCTTAGTAACAAGATTACAGAAATGATGGCAGCCGAAACATGGTTGACTGCACAGGAAGCATTAGAGTTTGGATTCATTGATGAAATTGTGAAAGTTGGCGAAAAAAATATTGATTTATTACCGTTGCAAAATAGCCTAAACAAATTTCTAAATGTACCAGCCGCATTATTAACCAACAACAAAAAAAATGATGACATGGGTAATTCCATTTTAGAAAAAATCAAATCGCTTTTAAATAATATGGACGATAAAGAAAATATCGAAAATGTTATGCACGAAGAAGAGGAGATGAAAAAAGACGAGCCAAAGAATGACGAGGTTGGCGATGCCATTCAAATGTTAAAAGACAATGGCTACTTTGTAATGAGCCCCGAAGAAATGGAGGCAATTCATTCAAAGCAAAAAGAGGAAATGGAATCGATGTACAAGAAGACCGATGAGCAAAAGAACTCTATTAATGAAATTGAAACAGTTCTGGAAACATTGGGAAAAGAATTAGTAGCCCTTAGGGCACAAGTTAAAAAAGGCATTGGACTTCCTTCGGGCGGAACAACGGCTGAAAAGATTATTGAAACAAAAGCAAAATTGAGTCCGTTTGATTCTTTTGCTTCATTAGTTAAATCTAAAATTTCACAAAGATAATGGCATTCAATCCAACCGCCCAGAATGAGAATGGCTTTTTACAATCCAACACGTACATTGGAAAAAATAGCCTTAATCGAACAAACCCCTATGCAAATGTTGACGGCTTAAACGCTGAACAACTTTACGGGGTTGATACCTATGAAGACCGTATTCCAGTATCGTTTACTTGGCATATTGCTTCAGCTGGTGACAGAACTACGGTTACACCAATTTACGGTGTTACAAGTGCTTCCGATTATTTAAAGTTTAACTTGATTGACGAAAGTGGTAATGAGGCTTACGGTGCTTGGATTTCTTCAGCGCCTTCAGCAGCCTTTAACATTACAACAACGGCGTTAAACACGGCGAACGATTGGAAGGCTTTCTTTGCAACCTCTAAGTCTGGAGCAAAGACCGAGTTCTCATTTAAAATTGAATCAGCAGCGGTTTTAACAAACACAACTGCGACGATTACTTACGCAAACCTTTAAAATTAAAAACAAATGGCATTAGTTGAAATAAGCCAACTTGACGTATCCTTTAGAGGTACAGAGGCAAACAACATATTTTTAGAGCCTGTCTTTTTTGATGACGATTTACGCGGTCAATTCCGTGTACTTGGAAACGTCGCAAATAAAAAGAAAATGGTATTTGTCCAAGACCTTGAGAATATTGTAAGAAAATATTCAGGTTGCGGATTTAATCCCGTTGGCTCGGTTGACATTTATCAGCGTACAATCGACGTTGAAAAAATGAAGGTTGACCTTGAAATGTGCTGGGACGAATTTGAAGACACCGTTTTCGAGGAGTTATTGAAAACAGGCACAAGGCTTCCAGATGTTTCGGGAACATTAATTGAAAATATCTTATTGACCCGTACACAACAGGCGATTAGAAATGACATTACCCGTCTTTCTTATTTTGGTAATCAGGCTTCCAATAATCCTAACTACGATTCATTGGATGGATTTTGGACTGTTTATTACCCTCAGTTAGTTGCTGATGATTTGATTCCAAGAACCAATACAGGCTCAGGTTCTGACCTTGTAGCTGGTGATGGCTTTGCGATTCTTCGTGCAATCTACGACCAAGCACCTTTACAGTTAAAAGGTTTACCCGCTAACCAAAAGGTGTTTAATGTAACTGGTTCTGTGTATTCTCAACTTCGTGAAGACATCGAAGAAGGCGGCGGCGGTGATTACGGTTTACTCCAGTTGATTAACGGGGTTGAGCAATTTACCTTCCGTGGTGTGCCTGTTGTGGCTCAATGGAGATGGGATGACATCGCAACATCTTTGGGAACAACCAAGCCTCACTATGTGGAATATACAACGCCACAAAATAAAGTAATTGCAACCGACGTGTTAAGCCCTGAGACGGCTTTGGAACTTTGGTATGACCAGAAGGACGAAAAGGTGTATATTAAGGCTCGTTTCAAGATGGGTGTTAATTATATCCACCATTCATTAATCAGCGTAGGCTACTAATCCAAAATAAATGAGTAGTATAACAAGCGGATGGCTTAATCAATGCGTCGATGGAACTTGCGCGGGTGGTATCGGTAAACTTTATATCGCCAATGCGAATCAAGTTACTGGTTTTACTGCTAATTCAAGTGCAGCGGTTACGGCGATTACAATGTCATCAACTGCCTCAGTATTTTACGAGGTGGAATTTCGGGACAATTCGGGAGCATTTACGGAAACGGTAACGCAAGACCCAGACACTTTGTCGGTTGCAGTTGAGCAAAGCTTGGTAGGTATTATAAATTGCCGTGACCAAGAGTTAAGAAACTTAATTCAAGATATGGCTGGACAGGCTTGCGGATTGGTTTGTGTACACGTGGAAAATACGGGTAATTATTGGATTTGGGGTGCTGAAACCATTGGCGCAAAGAAAAGACCAGCAAGGCTTACAAGCGCTGAAGGTTTATCTGGTGCTTTGTTTACTGATTCAAATCAGGAAACATTGACGATAACTTGCCGTACCACGAACAAAGCAAGATTCATTGTCGACGGTGCAACCGTAATGGGAGCGCTTGATTAAAACATGAAATATGATAGTCAGGGAAAAAAGTAAGTTGATGATTTACGTCGGGGCTGACCCAACGGGAAAGGCGGGAATACTAAAGAAGGCTATCGGAAATTTTACACAGGCAGAGTTAAGGGGTTGGTATAATGCCAACCCCACATCTGTTAGCCAACACGTCATTTATACGCCTGAGAAAAAAACCTATGAGCCAAATAAAGAAGACGATTCAAGCAGTTCCGAACAGGGCTAACAGAAATTTAAAAAGAAACAATAGCCCTTTATTGGCTTCCGTTACTTTGGACACCTCAAACACCATGTTGGTACAAGAGGATATTTTTAATGAACCTTCCAGAGAAAGGCTTGATTTCACAGGGGCTAAATGGGTTAGATTCTTTACACAAAAAGATGACTTTTTAAAAAGTCTTATTGCGATTGTAAACAATTCCCCGACGCTTCGGCGTATCATTGAGGATAAAGTAAATATGGTTGTAGGTGATGGATTTATTCCAATGAAAGGAAAGTCCAACACCCTACTTACAACCTCGATGAAGGGTGAGGTAATAACCGATGATTCTTTAAATGAGATTGAAGACGTTATTGGACAAGTAAACTTGCATTCACAAAACTTGCAAGAGGTGCTTGGTTCATTGGCTTTTGATTACGATGCTTTTGGAAATTGCTTTGCAGAAATTGTTAGGGGAAAGGTTGGCAGTCAGCCTTTCACCTACATTTATCATGTTCCTGTTTATAACATTGGAATTAGAAAAGCTGAGGCTGACCAAATTATAAGGTCGGTTGGCATTTACGACAACTGGGAAGAAGTACCATTGACAACCGAGGGCACATATTACGAAAGGGAAGGCTTTAGAGAAATTCCAATTTACCCAGAGTTTAAGAAATTAGAAGACGGGACGGAGCGTTCAATTATACACGTCAAACAATACGCGGCTGGTTATTTCTACTTTGGTTTACCTGAGTGGATTGGCGCTAAAATGTGGGCTGAGATTGAATATAGAATCCAGCGTTTTAATACGAGCAAGTTTGAAAATGGCTTCATGCCTTCGGGAATTTTACAATTCTTTGGTTCAATGACATCGGCGGAGGCAAAGAGCCTTGTAGAAGGTATTGAATCAAAGTTTACAGGAATGGGAAACAACCATAAGTTATTTGTCCAAGTTTTACGAGATGAAAAATTAAAAGCAAATTGGATTCCAACCTCAAAAGAAAATGAAGGCGAATTTTTAAACCTTCAGAACCTTGCAGCTTCAGCGATTGTGGTTGCTAACCGTTGGTCAAAGTCTTTAGCGGGCTTTGCAACGTCTGGGCAACTGGGAACAAATCAGCAGATAAGGCAAGAAATGGAGTACTTGCAAAATACGGTTATTAAGCCACGGCAAAACCTTTTGTTATCAAAGGTTATTAACCCGTTCTTAAAAGAAATTGGGCTTTATAATCCAGCATTCACCGACGTGACGTTTGGTATTTCCAACACTTTGCCCGTGTCTTTCATGGGCGAAATCAAGGTTGAAGAAAACCTTTCAATGAATGAAAAAAGAGAAATATTGGGTTATGCACCCGTAGAAATAGAACAAACAACCCCAACGAATGAGCCAATTAATACAACCGAGTGAAGTAATAGCTGGAGGGGTTGCACGTCCAACACCAGCCGATATAAGACTTGATAAGTCGCTTATTAGCCCACATATTCAAGATGCGGAGTTCCGTTGGATTGTTCCCGCCATTGGCTTAACGTTGTATGATTCAATGGTGACAGACAAGGGAAGTTCAACCGCATTTACATCAACTTCGTATCAGGACATTTGGGATAAACAATTAAAATCTTTTTGCGCCAATGCAGTCTTATACGAAGCTTCGCCTTATATGGTCATGCAACTTGGCTCAAATGGTTTATATACCTTAGACAATGAATACGGGCAAAACGTCGGGGTTGATGGTTTAAAGTTTTATCAAGATACTTTGTTACAAAGGTTAGACGTAAAAAAGAAAAGGATTAAAGATTTGCTTTGCAATTACTCAACACCTTTAACCGCTTTTATTCCCAGCGCTATCGGTTGCCCTGAGTCAACTTGCGATGAACATGAAGAAGAAATAACAGATATTTACAATACTTTAGGAATTGTGCTATGATAGAGAAACCAAAAAAAGAAAGGCGATTCCTCAAGGCATTGGGGCGCGTCGGTGAGATATTAATACAAGAGGTTTTAATCAAAGTCGGGAGTAGTTTAATCAAGAGGATTGGAGGCAAAAAACAAGTGCCTTCAATTCTTTTTTTATTCCTTTCTATTAGCCTTTACGGTCAATTTCCTATTAATATAAACAAACAAAGATTAGGTTTCCAGACCACCGCCGACGGATTGGTTTGGCGAGGTTCATTGAGTGATACGGCAAGCATCCAACCCGTATCAAATCAAAACGCATGGGTTATCCTTGACACCGTTAACCTAAAATTATATTCATTTGATTTTACTTCCAATGTTTGGAATCAATTACCATCGGGCTCAACAGTTGACACAACATCATTAAGTAATAGAATTAATTTAAAATTAAATATAAGCGATACGGCGGCAATGCTTTTGCCTTATGCTAAAAAAAGTTATGTCGATACGGCTGGCAGATTTTACGCGCGTCAAGACTTTACAAATGTTTCTTCCTCAACCTTGACTTGGACGCAAACGGACACATTAGTCCCAGCTGGTGTAAACGTAGTTCAAGTTTACCGTAATGGTCAAATACTTTTGCCAACTCAATACACTATACCAACAAACGCATCAGTTGTCATTGGTTCAACGGCTTTTAAGTTAGGTGAAAATTATACAGTTATATTTCCTAAAGGTGGAGGCGGTGCTGGTAGTGGTGGTTCGGGTTCACTAACCTCTATTTCTGGAGGAACAGGAATACTTGTATCACCTGACCCAATAACAACCACGGGCACGGTGTCGGCTGACCTTACCGTATTAATGGAGTTATCCGATACGGTTACGTTATCCAATAGAATAAATAATAAGGTAAATATTTCTGATACGGCTTCAATGCTTCTTCCTTATTTCCGTGATGCCGATACCTCTTCATTAAATCTTACTTCCAGATTTGCATTGAAATTAAATGCAGCAGACACGGCTTCATTGTCCTCAAGAATAAATACTAAGGGAACGGTTTCAAGCGTTGCAACGGGCTTCGGCTTGCTCGGTGGAACAATCACAACGACTGGCACTTTGCTACTTGATTCGTCGGTTGTATTTACACGGATACGGGATTCGATTGTTGACGTTGCTATTGGAAATGATACGATTAAGATTTTAAAACAAGAATACGCACCAGCCTTAACAAGTGTATTAACTTGGACAATAACGCCTAAATTTCCGATTCAATTAAAGGCATATATTTTAGTGTTTAGGAATGGTCAACTTTTAAACAATGAGCAGTATAACCTTACTGACACAAATCAAATTACAATCGTTTCAACTTCGTTTAAAGTTGGGGCTAATTACACGGTAGCAACAGTCAGCGGGATTGGTTCTGTTGGTTCGGCTCAAGGTGACCCTGTTTATCCTGAGGCTGGAATTGCGGTTAGTACGGGTACAACATGGACAACATCTATTCCTAATAATTCAAATAATTGGAATATTGCCTACAATGATAAAATAAACAATGCAGTATTTTCAGGAACAGATACAAAGACATTGACTTTAACTCAGTTAGACGGTGGAACATTTGCGCCAACGTTTACCGATTTGCAAGGCGTGACGGGTGTAACGGCGGGAACAGGATTAACGGGTGGAACAATAACCACGACAGGCACGGTCTCAGTTGATACCACATTTTTATTTACACAGTCAGATACTTTAAGTCTTAATCTTACTTCCAGATTTGCGGCAAAGCAAAACACATTGACCAATCCAGTCACGGGAACGGGAACAACAAATACTTTGCCATTATTTACAGGCACATCTACATTAGGTAATTCTGTCATTCAAGAAAGCAGCGGAAATATTGGCATAGGTGTAGCGCCAACGTCAAACTTGGAATTAGCAAAAGGTAAATTTATTACATTAAATAGTAGTGGTTCACCTTTTCAAGATTCTTCTGGTATAATGCTATACGAAGTAGGTACTAAAACTGCAAATGATATAAATTTTGGTGCAAAAATTATGTATAATGGAGATTCAGATAATTTTGAAATTAAAATGAAAAATTTTAATGGAACAACTTTATTTAATCCTCCCGTATCAATATCAATTCCTCGTGTAACTGGCAATGTTAATATAGGAACATCTCTTGCGGTCACAGGCGCAATAACCGAAGGCGGCAACAATGTTTTAACCAACCTTGACACGGCATCGTTATCAAGTCGTATTGATGCAAAGTTAAATAAAACAGATACGGCTTCTCTTTCCACCCGTATTGACCTAAAATTAAATAAAACGGATACGGCATCGTTATCAACCCGTATTGATAGTAAAGTATCTTTAACAGGAGACCAAACAATTAATGGAATTAAAACATTTGGAAACCAAGTAAATATGTCGGGGCAAATCACTATAAGCGGCTCAGTATCTGGTTCAAATAGATTACTTGGAAAAAATACAAGTAATAATGGTGTAGGTGATATTACCCTTGGAACAGGATTGAGCCTTGCAAGTAATATTTTGACTGCAAGCGGAACAGACACAACCTTTCTTTCAGATAGAATAAATTTAAAATACAATAGTTCTGGTGGAACAATTTCGGGAGCGGTCACTCTTTCCACAACATCGGCAACGCCTACAAGTTTACTTGGCAAAGATGGAAGCAATGTGGTTGGCACGGTTACAACGGTGGCTCAAACGGGCTTATTTGGAAGAGGTTCAGTATCAAATGCAGTAACAGATGCAAATGGAAATATTACCGTTGCGCATGGTTTTAATTTTACTCCTATTATGGCATTTGCAAATCTTCCAGGACAAACAACTAATATTATAAATGTCAAAGAGGTTGATGCAACAAATATTACTTTTGTTGTAAGAGATGGAGCGACTAATGACGTTCGTAACACAGTAACAATAACTAAAATTGAATTTTTCGGAATAAAATAATAAACATGAAACAACTCCTTTCCCTCTTCCTCTTACTTTTGCCTTGCCTTGCATGGGCACAGTACCCGAGCAATGGCAATCAAAAGATAACATTGGGTGAACAGACAAGTGCAGATGGGCTTATTTATCGGGGTGTGGCTTCAACTGATACAGTACGAAAGCCAAGTATTGATACAATGGCTTACATGGTTCTTGATACTACTACAAATATAATATGGCATTATAAAAAGGCAACAAGCAACGCGTGGTTGCGTTTAAATTTATTACCGAGCGACACGGCATCTATTGCATATGTAAATACCTATGGAACGCAAACGGTAAATGGGGCAAAGACATTTACAGACACTATGAGAATAGAAGATGCAATAAAGGTAGGTGCAAATAATGCTTATGTTTATTCAGCTGGAACAGGCAATT